CTGTGGGCTCCCTGGACGCCACCACGGAGGAGTTTACCCTCACCAAGGACCGCTCTTTCACCTTTGCCATTGACAAGCTGGACACGGACGAAACCGCCGCCCAGCTCCAGGCCGCCTCTGCCCTGGCCCGGCAGAACAGGGAGGTTGTCATCCCGGAGGTGGACGCCTATGTCTACGGCGTGATGTGTACTGGCGCCGGGAACAAGCCCGCCGCCAAGGCGCTGACCAACACCAACATCTACACGGAAATCCTGGCCGCCTCCCAGGCGCTGGATGACGCCGAGGTCCCGGAGACGGGCCGGGTGCTGGTGGTCACTCCCGCCATCTACGTCCTGATGAAGAAGTGCAAGGACATCATCATGGAAACCAATGTAGGCAATGAGCTCCGGCTCCAGGGCGTCATTGGTATTCTGGACGGGATGAATGTGCAGAAAATCCCCGCCGCCCGGCTCCCGGAGGACTTTGGCTTTATGGTGGCCCACCCCTGCGCCACCGTGGCCCCCGTCAAACTGGAGGATTACACCGTGCATGAAAATCCTCCCGGCATTTCCGGCTCCCTGGTGGAGGGGCGCATCTGCTACGGCGCTTTCGTGCTGGACAACAAAAAGAGCGCCATTTACTACCAGGCCCAGCCCGCCAGCGAATAACGAAAAATAACGGTTTGGGGGCGCTCCGTGCGCCCCCTCTCCTAAAAGGGAGGTGAATTTTATGG